GAAGACGGTGTTAATTTATATCATGGTATTTGGAAAGTAACGGGTAATTCTGAAACAGAAGAGAATCCGTTCGTACAATATGAGTCGGATAACGAAAATAACGACAATTACATTTACATAGAAGAATAAGATGGAAGAAAACAAAAAGTATCAATTAAAGAAACTCAATTTCTATAACGCAACATTACCTACAATCTCAGAGATATTTGGTAACAAGGATTGGGTTTACTATGGGGATGGGAATACGTATCCAAACTTCCTTATAGACGTTTATAATAACTCTGCGATACACAAGTCCATTTGTCAGTCAAAAGTGTCTCAGATCGTCGGAGATGGTCTTAAATGTGACAAACATCCAATGGCAACAGTTAACCTTGTTAACAAGAATCAAAATATACAAGATGTGTATGAGAAATGTGCGTTAGATCTTGTACTATTCGGGGGTTATGCACTAAACATTATATGGAAAAGAGATAGATCACAAGGTATCGCTGAAATACATCACATAGACTTTAGTAGAGTAAGATGTGGAAAGATTGATATGGAAGAGGAACACGATGAGGTAACCAAGTATTACTACTGTGCTGATTGGACTAACACAAGAAAGTTCAAACCTGAAGAATATCCATCATTTAACATTGAGGAAGAAAACCCATCACAAATTCTATATGTAACATCATACCAACCATCTAACGATTATTATCCATCACCTGACTATAGTGGAGCGTTACCTGCAATTGACATCTCAATTGAAATACAGAACTTCCACAAAAACAATTTAAAAAATGGCATGTTACCGTCACTCTTCATTAACTTTAACAATGGAGTGCCAGGTCCTGAAGAACAAGAGATCATTACAAGAGCTCTTGACGAGTCTTATGGTGGATCTGACAATGCGGGTCGTGCTGTTGTATCATTCAACGAAAGTAAAGATAGTGGACCTACTATTGAAGCAATTCAACCTGGCGGATCAGATAACTATTACACAACAATCTATGAAGACATCATTAGATCCATTCTAAGTGGACACAGAGTATCTTCAGGAGAATTGTTTGGTATATCTACAGCGGGTAAATTAGGATCTGCTAATGAAATCTTAGAACATTCTGAGTTCTTTAGAAATACAGTAATCAAACCTTATATCAATGAGTTATTAGGAACATTCAACAAAGTAATGAGTTTGAAGTTCCAAGAACCTATTGTGATGAGAGTTGAACCTCTAACTATTTTGGATGTTGAGAAGATAACCATAACACAAGAAGAACCAACACAAGAATAAGATGGCAAACGTATTACTAATATCAGAAACTAAATTAAAGTCCTTTACTAACATCAACAAGAATGTTGATATGGATGTGTTAAAGGCAGAGATTAAGATTGCACAGGACATCGAAATACAAACAGTGTTGGGTACTAAATTCTACAATACTCTACTTAGTAAAGTATCTGCAACAGGTAACACATTCTCAAGTGATGAGAAAACACTTATTGACGATTACCTTGCACCATTCTTAATTCAAACAGCATATCATTCAGCAATCCCACACATTCACTATAGAACAATGAACAGAGGTATTGTCGAGGGTGATGTAGAAAGTGCAAGATCAGTAGATATTGAGACAATGAAATATCTAAGAAACATACAGAAACAAAGAGCTGATTTCTATAAACAAAGATTATTGGATTATCTTAACACAGGGCCAGGTCAGAACCTATTCCCTGATTACAACACAACCTCATCTTATGATGGTATGACACCTGATAGAAACGCAAAATACAATGCGGGGATTGTACTAAGAGGTGTAACAAGAAAAGGATATTCCTATGATAGAATGAATAATTTACCATCGTATTCGGAAGATGCAAGAAGTGATGGTCCTTGTTGTAACTAAAAATGGAAATGTCTGACAAAATTATCTATATCTTAAGTACGGTCGGTGTATCGTTCATAACTTATTTATTTGGAGCAAGAAAAAGAAGTTTGGAATACGAAAGTGCGAAACTCTCTAACTTAGAGAAGTCTCTTGAAATCTATCAAACAATGATCAACGATATGTCTGATAAGATCGAGATGTTAACAACCAAGATCGAAGAATTAGAAGCAACAGTAGAAAGACTGTATAAAGAAAATAAACAATTGAAACAAAAAGTAAAATGAATGATATTTTAGACCAATTAGAAAAACCACAAGAAGGTGAAAACTATCTTGACTATAAGGCGAGAATGGAAGCGATTCACGGTAGTGAACACGCAAGAGATATAAAGAATAAATTTTTTGAAGGACCTGAATTGAGTTATGTGTAGTTTATGCCCACTATTAGGAATGTGTCATGGATGTTAAGTTAAAACTTATTTGGTTATCCTTGAAGAAACAGTTCGTTCTACCTAAACCGTCAGGTGAGAGTGAGGATGAATTTATATCAAGATGTATGGGAGACTCACAAATGAATAAAGAGTTTCCTGATGAGAAACAACGGGCTGCCGTATGTTACAACCAATGGAGAGACCGTTAATTTAAATTAGTTTATTGAAAGTAAAAACCCCCTACCTTCAACAGTAGGGGGTTTTCTATATAAAGGGATGTCATCTCAATAAAAAATAATAATAGAAAAAAAACGCGTTCCTCTTAAGAACATATGTGACATCCTCGTCTGTATATGAATATATAAAATTTATTTGAAATTATCAAATAAAAAAACCCCCACCAAATTCAAAAAAGGAAAATAAGTGTAAACAAACATAGAATAATTGGTGGGGGGAAAGTCGTGAAAAGATATGGCGAAACATCAGGAAAACACGACTTTATTACGATGTGAAATTAAACGATTACTTGGTTTGTTCCATTTCCTCTTTCAGTTTTTCTATAACGTTCTGCAAGTTCTCATCTCTTAAGAAAGTATCAAACTTCTGTAATCTGTTATTGATCTCTTTCGTATTACCTTTAAGTACATACTCAGTAATCATTTCAGCCGCAGCTACTGTCTCATAAAGTCCGATGGGTGAACCAATGATATTGATGTAGTCGTTGATAAATTTAAGTGACGATTGTCTAATGATGTGTCTTTGTGTATCTTGCATGATTATAATATTGATTATTGTTGACGGTATAAATGTAAACAATATTTTCAATAATGTCAAATTTTTTTTGGTATTTGATTCTTTTCATGATTTTCTGTATATTTATAAGAATAACATTAAACAAATAATATACAAATGGAGCAAACACCTGTACCAAACTTTGATGGATACTACGTTACACCTGCGGGGGATGTACTATCTTGTAAAAACAAAAACAGACCTTTTCATAGATTAAAACAACAAAAGGTAACACAATCAAAAAAGAAATATCTACAAGTTAGATTATTCAATAAGGAACACCTCAACGGTAAACTATTCTATGTACACAGATTAATATGGGAAGTTTATAACGGAGAAATACCTGATGACAAAACAATAGATCATATTGATGGAGATCCATCTAATAATTGTTTGAGTAATCTACAATTACTTAGTTGGAGAAAGAACATTAAAAAGTATCATCAAGGTAGACACTCGGCTACTTTTAGAGTTCACAAAGAAGAGATGATTAAGGATTATCAAGAGTTGGGATCTTATGCAAAGGTTGCAAGGAAATGGGGATGTTCTGATAGTTGTGCATGGTACGTCTGTAATGGATTGGTATTACAAACAAGAAATGGGGTCTCAACATACGTTAAGTATACAAGAGATTAATTGGAATATCCCAAATAAATTATTATATTTGTAAAATCATGGAGCAACACATACAACTTTGGAATTACTTATTAGAACATGACGACTTGGATCTTGTTGATACAGTCATTCTATCTAAAATCATTGCATTGAATAAGACTAAGTTGAAATGTTTTATTACTAACGATTCACTCGCCAAGATAGTAAAATTAAAAGATGGTAAAAGAATCTCAAGACGATTGAGTAGTCTTGAGAAAAGAGGATACATCAAAACACATTATCACGATTCAAAAAGGTACTTAACACCCATTGTCTCTAAAGACAACCTACCTTGTCTTGTAAGACAACCCCCATTGTCTCACGAGACAACCCCCCTTGTCTCTGAAGACACCCCCCCATTGTCGCGGGAGACAACCAATAATATAAATGATAATATAAATAATAAGATAACTAATAAGATAAATTATAATATAAGTAAAAATTCAGAAAATAGTTACATTAAACAAATAAATGAAAGTGAAACTGAATTTGCGCAGAATACAATAATAAACTATTGTAAAAGAATTGTTGATAACGATATTCCAAAAGATAACAAGGATTATAAGGAGTATCTCAAGTGTAAAAATACTTTAGAGTTGATTAATTCCAAATAAATATATATTTATATGTAAACGGGTGTACTATGAAAACTAATGAAAGATATCAAGGTACTATACTCTCAATTGAAAAGAATGGTAAATCATTTACCTCAAGTAATGGTAAAAGGTATACCAACTATACAGTAAAATTTGAGAACTCAATCACCTCTTATCAAATGGCGATACCTTCAACTCGCATTATAGATATTGGTGATGAAATTAGATTTACCCTCAAGGTAGACAAGAAAAGTAAATTA